ATAGCGGACAAGCTGGAACGGGTCGCGAGCGGCGAGTTAAAGAGATTGATTATCAACATGGCTCCTCGGCACACGAAGAGTGAGTTTGCATCTTTCTTGTTTCCGGCGTGGATGATGGGCCGTAATCCGAAGATGAAGATCATTCAGGCGACGCACACGACGGAGTTAGCTGTTGGGTTTGGTCGGAAGACAAAGAACCTTTTGGATGCGGACGAGTATAAGGAGGTTTTTCCGGACGTTAAGTTAGCTGTGGACAGTAAGGCTTCTGGGCGGTGGGACACGAGTGCTGGTGGAATGTATTATGCGGTTGGTGTTGGCTCAAACTTAGCGGGTCGTGGTGGTGATTTAGTGATTATTGATGATCCGCACTCGGAGCAGACGGCTATGTCTAATAACGGTTTTGATGATGCGTGGGATTGGTACACTGGGGGCCCCCGACAGAGGCTCCAGCCGGGAGGTAGTATTGTATTGGTTCAAACTCGTTGGTCTGAGAAAGATATGACGGGTCAGTTGATACGGGCGATGGCTAAAGATCCATTAGCGGATCAATGGGAGATTGTTGAGTTACCTGCTTTGTTTGATGATGAGACTCCGTGTTGGCCTGAGTACTGGTCTTTGGAGGATTTAATCTCGGTTAAGGCTTCTATTCCTCCGAGTAAGTGGAATGCACAGTATCAGCAGAACCCTACTGGTGAGGAGAATGCGATCATTCGCCGTGAGTGGTGGAAGGTTTGGGATAAGGAGAAGGTACCTAATTTAGAATATGTGATACAAAGTTATGATACTGCTTTTAGTAAGAAAGAGACTGCGGATTTTAGTGCTATTACGACATGGGGGGTATTTTATCCTGTAGAAAATTTGGGTCCTAATTTAATTTTACTTGACAGCAAGAAGGGGAGATGGGATTTTCCTGAGTTAAAAGCGGTTGCATTAGAGGAATATCAGTTTTGGGACCCCGACACGGTTATAGTAGAAGCGAAAGCGAGTGGTACGCCCTTGACGCATGAATTGCGTAACGTAGGAATACCTGTAGTTAACTTTACTCCTAGTCGCGGAAATGATAAGGTTTCTAGAGTTCACTCTGTTTCGCCTTTATTTGAGGCGGGAATGGTGTGGGCTCCCGATAAAACGTTTGCAGATGAGCTGATAGAGGAGGTTGCTGCCTTCCCAAACGGTGAGTATGATGATTTAGTAGATAGTATGACCCAAGCACTAATGAGGTACCGTCAAGGTAATTTTGTACAATTACCAACAGATGACTGGGAAAATGAAGAAGAGTCTGCTACAGTAAAAATGTACTATTAGATTAGGAGGTCTTTATGGCTGAAGAAGAGAACAGAGGTTTTACAAGTTTAATGGACACTGGGGTCCCTTCTCAGTTGGACGAGGACGACTTAAGAGCGGAAATTGAGATAGAACTTCCTGATAGTCAAAACAACGTTATGGCTATGATAGAGGCGGAAGATGTTGATGGTATTGAGATTACTTCGGACGAAGACGGTGGTGTTACTGTAGATTTTGAACCTTCGGACGTTCGCGGAGATAGCGATGATTTCTATATGAATCTTGCTGAAGAGATCCCGGACCGTGAGCTGGGACGCATTTCCAGTGATTTATTGGGAGAATATGACGCAAACAAGGCAAGTAGGCAGGAATGGGAAGATACTTACTCTAATGGTTTAGAGTTATTAGGGTTTACGCATTCGGAAAGAACGCAACCTTTTAGGGGTGCTTCGGGTGTTACGCATCCGTTATTGGCAGAAGCAGCCACACAATTCCAAGCACAGGCGTTTAACGAGCTGTTACCTGCGGGTGGTCCGGTAAAAACTCAGGTAATGGGCAAAGATACTGTGCCAAAAATGGCACAAGCACAGCGTGTCAAGCAGTTTATGAACTATTATATTACAAATGTTATGGAAGATTACACTCCTGACATGGATCAGATGTTGTTTTATTTACCGTTAGCGGGAAGTACCTTCAAGAAAGTGTACTATGATGAGACAATAGGCCGTGCGGTAAGTAAATTTGTGCCTGCGGAGAACCTAGTGGTTCCGTATGAGACCTCTGATTTAGACAGTTGTCCTAATATTACGCAAACGCTTCGCATGTCGTTGAATGATTTGCGTAAAAAGCAGGTATCTGGGTTTTATTTAGATGTGGAAGTTATTCCATCTCAAACAGAACTTAGCGGTGTGCAAGAGCAAGCGTCTAAAATAGAAGGATTTGAACCTACGGACCTTGATTATGACTGTACTATTTTAGAATGTCATGTTGATTTAGACTTAGAAGGCTACGAAGAGAAGGACGAAGACGGAGAGGACACGGGGATTAAGGTACCCTACGTTGTAACTCTTTCGCAAGATAATGGTGAAGTACTTGCTATACGTCGTAATTATCTTGAGGACGACGACAAGAAACGTAAGATACAATATTTTGTACACTACAAATTCCTACCGGGATTTGGGTTCTACGGGTTAGGTTTAATACATACTATTGGCGGTTTGTCACGAACTGCCACGGCGGCTCTGAGGCAGTTAATCGATGCCGGTACGTTGTCCAACCTCCCAGCGGGTTTCAAGGCCCGCGGACTACGAATCCGAGACGATGATGAACCGCTTCAGCCCGGTGAGTTCCGCGATGTGGATGCTCCCGGAGGGGCTATTCGTGACAGCCTTATGCCGCTGCCATTTAAGGGACCGGACCAAACCTTATTTAATTTACTAGGGTTTGTGGTCCAAGCGGGGCAACGTTTTGCTACAATAACTGATATGAAAGTTGGCGATGGCAACGAGCAGGCGGCTGTGGGAACTACTATGGCGATGTTGGAACAAGGCTCGCGGGTCATGTCTGCTGTACATAAAAGAATGCATTATGCAATGCGGGTTGAGTTTAAGATCCTTGCGCGGGTCATGTCGGAGAGTTTACCGCAGGAATATCCGTATTCTGTTGCGGGTGATGACGCGACTATTATGGCGAGTGATTTTGATGATAAAGTGGATGTTATCCCTGTATCTAATCCTAATGTCTTTAGTCAGTCGCAAAGAATTTTATTAGCTCAGACTAAGATGCAATTAGCTGCTGCGGCTCCGCAGCTACATAATATGCATGAAGTATACCGTGATATGTATGACGCGTTAGGCGTGACTGATGTGGATCGGATAATGGTTGCGGTTCCAGATACTGAGCCGGTGCCCACGGACCCTGCACAAGAGAACATTGATGCGTTGGACATGTTAACGTTAGAAGCTTTTGAGGGACAGGACCATCAATCTCATATCATGGCACATTTAGTTTTTGGCACGTCGGGCATGGTAGCAAGTTTACCGCCAGTGGCTATGGAGTTACAAAAGCATGTTTTGCAGCACGTTAAGATAGAAGCCACGGAGCAGGCGCAAGCACAGATGCAACAACAACCGGGGGCCGCGGCCCAAGACCCAATGGCTTTAGAAGCTATGATTGCACAGATTATTGCACAGGGTATGCAGAAAATTAAACAATTATCTGCTCAGATATCTGGTGAGGGTCAAGAGGGTCCTGATCCGTTAGTACAACTTAAAGAGAAAGAGTTGCAGATTAAAGCGCAGTCTGAACAGAACGATGCTCAAATAGATGCACAAAAAATGCAGCTAGATAATCAGAGTTTGGCGATGCGTAGTGAGCAGTTTAACCAAAGATTGGCGGCGCAAGAACGTCAAACAAAGGCCCGTATAGATTCATCTATGGAGCGGGAATTACTCAAACAAAGAGGGAAGTAGTTATGAAAGATAGAAAAATAAACGTTAACGGGTCTCCTCCTGCTAATACACCGAAAGCTGTTTCTTACGCTCAGATTGATAATCAGGGTCGTATTCCTTATGGAAAGACAGCGGAAGCCAAAATACCTATGAAGATGACTCGCGGAACTGTACGCGGAATGGGTGCTGCTACTAAAGGTGGCGGATACTTGGAGTGCTAGATGCCATTAAAAAAAGGCAAAGGTACTGACGTAATTAGCGCTAACATTGGCAAATTACGCAAAGAAGGCTACCCTGCAAAGCAAGCCGCAGCAATAGCGTATTCTGAAGCTAAGTACAATCAAGGCGGCGTAGTTGAAAAAGGCTACGGCGCGGGAATTACAAGTGATTTTAGCAAGATAGCTAAAGCTCAGAAATTCCGAGGTATATTTTAGATATGCGGGGATCTTGGATATACTGGAGAACCTTGCCTATCTTAGCAGGTATTTTGGTTCTAGTAGTACTTTTATCGGGGTGCAGTACTTTAAGTTGTAAAGTTTTTCCCTTAGATAATTTTTGTTCATGGGGGGTCAAGGAATGAGAGTTAAGAAAAAAAATTTACTTTTTTGGTTTATTATAATTTTTGTTGCAGTTTCTTATTTGCTTTATGCAGAAATAGCAAAAGCCGCAGATAGTAACACAGTTTCCTCAACTGTCATAGACAAATCTGTTGGAACGGCAAATGCTCCGGGTGTCAACATTAACCAAAATGATTCTTGCGGTACGGCTAACTCTATAGCAATACAATCCCAGATCCTCGGTATTGCCAGAGGTAAGGCTATAATAGACTTGAATTGTGAGCGCATAAAATTAGCTAGGGTCTTAGGTCAGTCTGGTCTACGCGTGGCTAGTGTTTCTGTGTTATGTGGCGATCCTTCTGGCCGTGTGTTCGATGCGATGTGGCGGGCAGGCACGACCTGTCCCTTTGGTTCTTTATTAGATCAAGGATTGATTGGCGAGGAAGCCAAGGTGATGTGGATAAAGAACTCTGAAATGATACCAGAAGGCAGTCACTTTAAACAAATGATTGAGCAGGAAAATTTAGCAAAAGCAGAAAAGAAAAAAGCATTTGATAAGGCTAAGAAAAAAGCATTAAAAGAAAAAGCCAAGAAGAAAGTGAATAAGGATGAGACATCAACCACTAAGAAGGGTGGCCTGCTTCTTAGCATTGTTACTATTCTGCTCATCCTCTAAAGCAGATATCAACTGTGCCGTAGATGTAGTTGGTCTATGTACACCTGCCACTGAAACAATAATTACTGAAGTTGTGACTGAAGACAGTTACTCTGAAGGAAATGGCATTACAACGATAACCACAACCAACACGACGACGACTACAAACAGCGTAGTCAATAATGATTCAGGAGATATTCTTAATGGTGATAATGATTTTGTGACTTCAAAAAAAGAAGGCGATATGGATTTGGATTGGGGTGGGCAAGGCCCTGCTTCAATTTCCTCTGGTTCTACTTGCGGTCAACTTGGTACAGATAAGTGCGCTCAGATAACAGGATCAGGAAATAGTACCTCTACGATGGGTGTCAGTGGTATGGGTACTACATTTAAACAAACAATAGACATATCAGATCTAAACATAAGTGGAGGTGGTAAGACAACGTACACTATTAAAGTAGATAAGCAGGACGCGGCCGACTCTATCTACATGCACATTACGGGTAAGGACGGATCTTCAGTTAAGTTTGCAGGAACAGATGTTTTATCTGCGGCTGGCGTAGATACAGGATATGCTTCATACTCAGGAGAGTTTGATTTTGGTGGGAGCCTGACATCGCTTATTGTTGAAATTGGGGGCCGAGATATTAACCTTAGTATAGGTCC